GCGCTTTTGAAATGTCGCGGGATATTGGGGAGATTGCAAACTTGATGCCGAAGCAGTGGCGGTGTCAGCTTCTTAAAGAAGGTCAGCTATCTTGGAACCAGTCACAGCGGCACTTGCTGGCATTAGTTTAGTCAAAGCCAGCGTTGATTTTATTAAGCAAAACATAAACACCGCCAAAGATATTGGCGAGATCGCCGGTCAGATAGATGCCCTATTTACCGGCCAAAAACAGGTGCAGCAAGCCAGCAACAAGAAATCGGGTGTTGGTTTAGCCGATCAGTTCGGCGTGCAGTCTGTGGCTGAAGAAACGATAAATGCACGCCTAGCGGCAGAACAGATTGCCGAAGTTGCGCGGATGGTTGATTTCAGATTTGGTCACGGCACTTGGGCTGGTATACTGGCAGAACGGCAAAAGCGCATCCAGCAAGCCAAAGAAGCGCGTGCAGCACAACTCAAAATGGAACGCGAACGCACGCAAGAGATGATCGAAAACTTCAAAATAGGGGCTATTGCTGTTGGGCTGGTTGTGGTTATTATTGGGCTGTTTATCGGCGTAATGACAGCAACGGCTGGTGTAATTGTTAAATAGTGCCGTCACAATTGGCTTAATGGGGGAATATCTTGCTGCGGCGGCTATTATCTCGATTGGAACACATAAAGTTTCACTGTGTCAGCAAACGGCTGTCGATTTGGTGGCTTTCGATGCTGATAGCTATCTGTCGGTGCAAGTTAAAACTTCGACTTTGCATCAAAGACCGCATCGGCAACCGTCTTACCAATTTCAGCTTGCCCACGGCAGTAAAGTCAAGCGCAAGCACAGTGCAAGGGATTTTGATATCTATGCTTTGGTTGCCGGTGATCCATCGCACAGACGCTGCTTGTTCTTGCCCACCGCAAAGCTGTGTTTACAAAGTACGAAGCGACTGCCGCCATCGCGGTTTACGGCTGAAGCGGAAGTTGAAAGCTGGCATAAAGCGGTTAATTACGTTTTGGAGATGAGACGATGAATATGGATCAGTTGCGGGAAGAAATAGCCAGCGATGAGGGCGTGCGGCTAGATATATATTTGGACATACACGGTCTGCCCACCGTTGGCATCGGGCATTTAATCCGCGAAGCTGATGCGGAACACGGCAAACCTGTCGGCACGCAGATCACACCGGAACGCTGTCGCCAGCTATTTGCGCTTGATATTGCGGTCACTGTGGAAGATTGCCGCGCCTTGTTTGAAAACTGGGATGATTTGCCGGAAGAATGCCAGCTAATTTTAGCCAATATGGCCTTCAACCTAGGCAGGAGCCGGTTGGGTCGGTTCTTAAAGTTGCGTGCGGCCATAGCTAATTATGACTATGATGAAGCGGCGACCCAGATGGCAGATAGCAAATGGGCAAGGCAAGTGCCAAATCGCGCTGGCAGACTTATTGACCGGATGCGGGCATTGTCAGATGAGTAAGGTCATTTTGGAATATAAAATAATTCCGCGCCTTATGATGCTGGCTTTTACGATTATGGCTTGGAACGTCTGCGATTGGTTTATGGAATTAGGCGCATCGGCCACAACGCAGCAAACCGCATTTGTTAGCACGATAGTCGGTGCGGCAACCGGTGCTTTTGCAGTCTGGATGGGAAGCGAGGCAAAGAAATGATTGAAGCGTTAATTGCGCCTGTTACGGGCTTACTCGATAAATTTATTGAGGATAAAGATCAGAAAAACAAACTGGCGCACGAGCTTGCCACAATGGCTGACCGGCACGCGCAAGAACTTGCCAAGGGGCAGCTAGAGATCAACAAAGCTGAAGCGCAGCACCGCAGCATCTTTGTCGCTGGCTGGCGACCATTTGTGGGCTGGACTTGCGGCATTGCGCTTGCTTGGCATTTTGTGCTTGCCCCGTTTATCATCTTTGGCAGTGCTTATGCTGGCGTTGCGTTGCCCGATCTGCCGCAGTTTGATATGTCATCTTTGCTGACTGTTTTGATGGGTATGCTTGGCCTTGGCGGGATGCGGTCATTTGAAAAAATGAAAGGCTTAACAAAGTAAGGCGGCTATTCCAGCCGCCAAACCCGCCATCCGCAACCGTCATCCATTTTGCGGGTGGTGTATTTTAGGCCGCGATAACGCAACGCGTCACGCAGCGACATTGCTTGTTCATAGGTCTCACAAAGCACGCTGTCACCAATCTCCATATCATTGATGATTTCAATCTTGCTGCGGCCTGCTGGTGGAACCGGAATGTTCTTTTCTATTCGCATTTAAAATATCCAATCTTTCCCTAAAGCATCCAAGATGCAGAATTTGTTTTGCGCCATCCACGACCCAATCGGGATCGCTGAAGCGCAGGGTCTTGTCGCACCATACGCACCGACCTTGTGCATTAGAGGCCGGTGCATATGTGATTTTCTTTTTAGAACGGGATCGCATCTTCTAAAGGCTGCATTTTTTCGGCGCGTGGCGCGTCCTGTTCTTTTGGCGGCATTGGATCGCTGATCGAAGCTGACATATATTTATTGCCAGCCGCGCTTTCCCGTATCCACAAAGCAATCCGCTTTTCAACGCCATCCACGTTAATCTTGCCGGTGTAATCCGGCTGATTTTCGGCGGTCTTGTCGTTGTTTTTAAAGATCGCGCCGCGATTAGTGTTATCATATTCAGTCATTTTGCACTTCATCCTTCCGTTTACTAAACATTGCAATTTGATCGGCTGGTGCTTTTATGCCGCTGGCACCATACAGCTTTGTGTAAAGCGCGTTTACATCACGCACACTTTTACACGCATCTAATTTTTCAGCTAAAACATCGTTGAAGGCGGCACCGACTGCCGGAGTGGATGCGACAGCCGGTGCCTTTGGTTTAGGCTGCGAACGGGAGGGAAACGCGCCACCACCGCTGGCAAGATTACCATCATCATCATTGCTATTCAATCCGAACATCGTCAACAAACTTGCCCTGCGGAAATATGTCACGCAGCTAATGAATGACTGCGGCGTGTCTTTTTCTGGGCTGATCTGCAAAAAGCTACTGATCTTTTCGCCAGTCTCCAAATGCACAACAGTCGTCACCAGCGCGCCGTCTTGGAAATATTGCGCGAATGACAACCCATATTCCGGCAGCACATCAAGCGCGGTTAGTACATCGCCAAGCGTTGAATATTCTGATTTGAACATCGGGTTCTTGCCAGACTTGCCGACAGATGCAGCCTTTCTAACATCGGCTAGTGCCGCGTGCAGTTTTAGATTTTCCATAACTCTTTTGCCCTTTCAAGCCATTCGGTTTTCATTTTCCACTGATACATATGACCCCAATCGGGATCGGTAATTGATGCCAGCACTTTTGGATCGGTGCTAACGGTCAACAGGTTTTGCCGGATCAACGCCTTTTGCCGCATTTCATTAAGCGCGTGATTGATGCCTTCAGCTTGCAATTCTTCGCAGTTATAGGCGTTGAAAATGATTGCATCGTGTTCTGCTATGTAAATGATTGATGGCGTAACGCGCAGCGCGTGCCAGTAAATAGCCGCTTGGCAGATATGTGCAAACTCCGGCTTTTTAGGCAGTGTCGCCTTTGCCCAGCCCTGCAACCCATCTTTCAACAGCTTTGTTTTTCGTGGTGCTTTGGTTTTCATTTCGGCAAACATTGAGCCTTCAACAAGCAAATCGACAAAGCCCAAGATCGGCACGTTCACATCATCTAACCAACATTCAATGCGTTCTTCATCAATCGCGCCTGTGAACCCGTTTTCAACACAAATATTCACGCCTTGATGAACCATAGCCGGTATAACTTCACGAAATTTCACACGCAGAACGTCATCTTCATCTGCCGGATGGAAGTCAAAAGCAAGCTGCGCGGCTTCAATTGCTTCATCAATATCTGCGCCGTGGCACACTATTGACTGCACTGCCGTATGTACTGACGTACCAATTGCAGCACGTTCCCCAACGCCAATTTCTTGCCGCTGTTCTTTTGTTAGGTGCAGATAGTCAAATATCCACTTGGCCGGTGAGCGTAATAGCTGGCTGGCCGATAAATGACTAAACCCTGCGGTTTTCCAAAGCTCACTAATTTCCCGTTTTATCATTTTAACTCCCGTTTTCCACTGTTAACACCCTAACAGCCGATCCGCAGATTGTAAACTTTTTATTTACAGTTGTTGTTTTTTTAAATAGGTTTCAAAAAAAGGAGTGTGAAATGACAGGTAGCAAATCCAGAAATAAAGGTCGGGGTTATGAATATGAAATTGCTAATGAGCTTTTTGATAGACTTGGCCTAAATTTTATACGCGAATTAGATCAAACACGCGAAAAGCATCTTGGTGATTTACGCACCGAAGATATGAACTTTCCATTTGTAATCGAATGCAAACGATATAAATCTGGTGTTTCACCAGAGTGGTGGGATCAGGTTTGTACCGCAGCTTCAATAGCTGGTAAATTGCCGCTTTTATTTTATCGTTTAGACCGGCAAAGCACGCGCGTGCGTATGCCTATACAAGTTTTAACTGAGCTAGATTATTATGCGCCAAACAGGGATTGTTCGGAGCAGATTGATTGGCGGTATGCTTGCGAAGTTGATATGGATACAGCTTGCTATATCATTAGGGATTTTATAGCTGATTTATAGAAAGGTTTGCGCAGATGAGTAGAAATATGAACACTGTTGGAGACCGCGAATATGTAATGATTTCGACTGAAACTTGGATTGATGTCAAAGATTTAACAGTTGAGATTTTTAAGGGCAAGGAGGGCATTGAGGTGCGGGTATTGCCGAGAAATGCCGATAATGGAGTTGAACCGCTTGGCGTGATCCGCGCTGATTTCATAGCAACAGCGTCAAAGCGTCATAACGTTATACCATTTTTGCCAAGGTTACACGGCTATGATCCAAAGGGGTGATGGCGAGTTTCAGCGGCTTTATGAGCAAGGGCGATGCCCTAAATGCCGCAGCTATGTTGAAATCGAACCGGATAAGTGGGTTTGTCCGGTTTGCAAGATGATCCATATAGGAGTGGAAAATGGAAACAGAAAAAAACCTAAAGATGGAGTTGCTGACGATAAGTGACATCGGAAAGGCGTGGAGATGCGAGCCGGTTAAATTGCCTCAATATTGTCAATTAGATTTTGCACTTACTAGGCAGGGCAAAATAGAGGCTTTTGCAGAAGTTAAATGCAGAACATTTCCGCGCAATCGATATAAAACGTCACTGATCCATCTGCACAAGATGATGTATGCCCGGCAAGTGGCGTTTGAGACTGGCATACCGACTT